AGTATATCCTACTACATTAATACCATTTGCAATAAAAGTATTTGCAAAAATATTCCCCGCACCAGTAATGTCACCACCCGTTGCTCCAGTAGTTTTAATAGTTCCTGTGATGAATGTATTATTTGCTTGAGTAAAAAATAAATTACTATTTGATAAAAATCCAGCTGAGTTGGCAACAATAATTGTATTGGCCAAATAATTACTCGGAGTGCTATTTGCTCGGTCAAATGCAGCATTGGCTTTAATGAAAGCTCCATTGGCATGAAAATAAGCTGCATTAGCTGTCGCTCTAGCCAACTCATCAATTTCGCCACCAGGTGTATAAGCTGTAGTTTGTGTTGTTGAATCAGGAAATATTAAACCACCAGTGGTATTAAACGTCCAAGTATTTCTAGTTACACTGCCATTAGTTGATGTAAAAATTTCAACATTGCCGGATGTATATGCAAGAACTTGTGAGTTTGGTGTTTGTAGTGCAGCCTCGTATGCATCTACATAAGAAAAGTTTGTGTTTGCAAAATTTAATTGAGCATGAGAAGTAGTATTATTTGCATACAAATCTATACCACCAACACCATCATATTGACCAATGGCAAAATTTGGTCCAAAAAACTGCAAAGAACCTGTCATTCTATCGCCAGATTTACTGACCTTACTGTTAGCCAAATTAGCAGCTAAATTTGCTGTGGCTTGGTCTGAAATGGCAATAACGCTACCAGTATTTGATCCAATAAACAAAGTATTGGATTTAAATGAATAGGCTAATTGACCATCTTGTAGTGTTAATGGTGTAGTATTTGAATACGACCGTAGAATCTGTATGGTCGTTATATTGGACGAATTTGCTACTGGCATTAAAAGAATCCGTTATCTATGATTAGTCGTGAATTTTCTGCTGGAGCAATAATAAAAGAATTTGTTGAAGCCACATAAGTTACCACATCACGGTCTAGAGCACCAGCCATACTAACATCAGCTAATGCTTTTAGTGTTGATGCGCCATAAGAAAGTGTTCGAACTGTTTGTTGAGAAGAACCTAGTTGTACATTGACTGTACCAATTGTTTGACCTGGCATGTTTTACCTTGTAACCCGTGGAGAAACATCAACAATACCTTCTAAAACTCTTGTTACTGTATTGGCGCTGGCATTGGTGATTATCGTATCAAAAACATATCTTCCTGGAGAAATGTTAGCTGTTTGAGAAGAAGTCAAAGAGAGCTCAATAACTCCTGTGGCAGGATATACTGCTGTTGAAAATGTTGCTGTGGCATTGGAAGAATAATAAGATTTACGCATTTGACCGCTGGCCGTACAACCAGTTAGGTCATATACGTTACCAAATACATCGTCTAATGTAATGGTGGTATTGAAAGTGGTACCTTGTTCTAAAAGCAGATTTGAGTAAGCAGCTGGCATTTTATATTCCTGATATCATTAATCCTATTGGATATTTATGTCAACACCAACCTAAGCTCAAAAGTAAATTCGCTTTTTGGAATCTAGGATTTCGTCTCCGGAAATTCTAGGCCGGAATGAAAATTTTCGAATTTTTACTTTTTCAATTCGTCAATTTCTTTTTTGAGTTCTTTGATGGCCTCAACTAAAAGTGGTATAACTCGTTCATAGTGAATTGTGAGATATTTCTCATCAATTGGTGCTGGAACAACCACTTCAGGTAATACTGCTTGTACTTCTTGTGCCGATAGGCCAATTTCTGGTTTAACTGTATATCCTAGAGCCTGTGCGGTTTCATTGGCTTCGTATTGGAATCCATTTAGTGTCATTACTTTGGCCAGCGCATTTTCAATATTACCTAAACGTTTCTTCAATCTATCATCCGAGTAATAAGCAGTAATATTGTTGGTGGCACGAAGTTCGCCTGTTGTACCAGAACCTGCAGTTCCTACACCAACCGATCTAAATTGAACATCATTACCCGTACTCACAGATTGGTTAATTGTGTAACTAGAGAGATTTGCTGAAGAACCGGCGATATCACCAGTTATTTTAGAACCCGCTAAAGATGTAATCCATGAAGGATTAGCATATGAACCATTATTAACCACTCCATTAACTACTGCAATATTAAACGTATTTCCTGAATTTAAAGCAGTTTTAACAAATTGTGTTGTGGCCACAGTAGTGGTGTTTGCATTTAAATCTCCAGTAACCGCTGTTGAACCAGCAGATAATGTTGCAACACCACTATATGCACCAGCAATTGAACTGGTGGAAATTGCATTATTACATGTAATATTATTAAAAATGCCTGTTGTACTAGCGTTAATAAGTGGAGCAAAAATTGCAGTATTTGAAGTTAGAGAATCTGCCACTACAAATCCAAATGCATTTAAATTTACAGTTCTTATTAAAGTATTTGATGTAATTCCATTAACAAATGCAGCACCACTAGCATTTATTGTTGTGGTTCTTACTAAAGTGTTTGATGTGATTGAATCAGTAATTAATGTTTTTGCAATAACAGCATTATTAGCAACCTGCAAAGCAAAATCGGAACCAGTAATTGTTACGTTAGATGTAGCAACTAAATCTCCCAATAAAGAGGTGTTTCCAGAAACAATTGCTCTTCCTAAACTAACAGTATTGGCTACTGACAAAGCAACACCAACTCCATTTAAAAATAAAGTTCCAGTGTCTTTAGTGAAGTTATTGGAAGATGGTCCTCCGCCAAGATTATTTAACTCAACAGCGGCTTTATTTTGTTGAGCAACTAAATCACCAAATGTGTTATTAAAACTTAAAATATTTACTGTATTTGCCATTATTAGTTCCTAGTGAACAATTGTTGTAAAAGCTGTTTAATTTCTTTTACATCATTTTTTACGTCATTAATTTCAGATTTTAGAGTATTTATTTCTGATTTCTGGTTGTTTATTAATTTTGATTTGAAAGTATATTCTTCTAAACCTACAGAATCGGTATTAATTAACGCCATATTACTAGTATCTCTAACAAATGTGGTTCCTGGTATTTTAACTAATGGCATTTTTTATCCTATTGCTGGTAGAGCGATTGCACGAATATCAGTTAAGAACGGAACAGCAGTTTTATCTGTTGTTGTAAAAACTACTTTAATTGCAAACTGACTAAATCTGTTGTATGTTTGACCATTAACTGTGCTAGTATACGAAACATAATTTTGAGCAAGTCCGCCAGCTCCTGGAGCAGCAACATATTCATACAAATTGTTTCTATTCTGAGAAAACTTAGAATCACCACTATTAATTAAAGTCATTAACTGCCAGTTGCCATCATCAAACAATTGAGTATCAGTTCTGGAAAGAATCTTGTAGTAAACGTAGATATTTGTGTTGACTGGACGATATGCGGTAAAGTATACACGTAAATCACCAGAATCAAATCCTTGGTCTAATACAACTTTTTTCGTAATATATTTGGCAAGGCCATTACCACCAGACTTCGATGTTTCACCAGCAATCGTAATGACAGCATTTGCATTTCCTGTCAAACGAGTGTTTCCTGTTGATTCAGAAAGTGTAATTGTTGGTGTTGTTGCATAACCAGAACCACCAGAGGTAATGAAAATACTAGTAATATTACCTTGTGCTGAAACATTAGCTACAGCTACTGCACCCGAACCAAAACCATTTGCAGCAGTAACGGTAACCAATAATGTATTGGCGTTATAACCACCACCAGTATTGGCAACAGAAATCATTGAATTAGAGATTCCAAGATTATTAATATTCCAACGAATTGTATACACACTTAAACCATCATCAGAAATCATTGGTGACACGGCATCATCTGCGGTACTCATTACTGCATACAATGAGAACGATGTATTAGAATCGGCAACAAGTACACGTTCACCATATCCATCATTTAAATAAATGTCATCATACGTTGGTGTACCAAATTTACCTGGAGTTATTCCGGTTGTTGCTGCAGCTGTAAATGAACTATTCAATGTAGCACTATAAGTGTAATTTAATGTTGTATCGCCAGGCAAGAAATCAGTTGTTGAGATATTCAATGCGTGAATTGGAACATTTGTATTTGCCGAAGTAACAATCTTATTAGATGTTGTATTAGGATTTAAATAATAGTTAATATCATTTTCAACAATTTTTCTGTATGGTAATCTATTAGGTACAACAAATTGTAATGTTGGAGTTACTGTTTTAGAGAATACGCAACGATTCATTACAAACATCATTGCTTCATTTTGGTCAGCAGTCCATGTTTGTAGATTTTGAGAAACAAACAGAGAACCAACATATGGTGCTGAATTAATCTTAGTTACTGTAGTTGGTGTTGTGTCTGTTGGCAAATTCTTAGTAGAAGATGCAATTGCAGTATCACCAAGTTGAGCAGTATAGATTGAATACTCATTTGATGTTGGGCAACGAACAATAAATGCATACAACTTGTTGGATTCCAAATATACAGGAGCAGGGAACTTAAACAATGTGTATGTTGTAGGATCCAAATAATGTGGTTCTGCTGTAGGTTCATTAATATGTTCAGAAGTCAAAGTTACTTGTGAATTATCTAAAGTTTCACCATTTGGATAACCATTAGTAGTGCCAACAATTGACAATGTTACTGGTGCAAAACCTGTTGTTGGCTTAGTTGCAAAAAACAATTTAACAGAATCAATGAATACACCGTTAGGATAATTTTCTTTATCAACAATAAACGTTTGTGCAACAGGATCCCAAACTACAGTATATGTGTATGAGCTTGTATTTTCTCTTGTTGCTGTGCTAACAAATGTATTCTTTGCGGCATCAATAGAAGAAGCATAATTTAGACCTTGTTTTGTTGCTTGTAATCCTGAAGCAAAGAATGTTGCCTTAGAATATGTTGTTGCACTATCTAAATTGTTATTGATACTATTATCAATTCTAAATGTTCTTTCACCTGTATTAAATGTGCCACCAGGTATAGAGAACACACCAGAAACCATACCAACTTCATTGGTCTTTAATGAACCAATAGAGTAAATATCACCATTGGCTGCTGTGATAGAACTACCTAATGTGGCCAACTTAGTGGTGCCATTGTATGAGGTGATATTGGCAGATTGACCAACACCTGTTCCGTTAATTACATACAATGTATTGCCAGCATAGAAGTTGGTTGTATTTGAAGCAAGAGGTGATAATGTAATTGTACTTGTTGTATTTGCATTTGTAATTAAACCACCCAAATGAGTATAGGAATTAATTACACCACTTGCCGTTGTTGTTTGATATTGACCAGATGTGTTAAACTGTGCATTACGGACTGAAGCTCCAGTATTAAAATTCGCATTAACAATATCACCAATTACATATAAACGTACATTGGTTGTTCCTGGATAGCTGTAATATGAGAGAACTTTTGCAATTGGTGTAAAATTACCACCAGCAAAATAACCAATGATATCACCATCTTGGAATTCACCAGAAACACTAGTCAATTCTAATATGTTTGGTTTACGAATATACTTATTAACTTGTACGTTATCAAAATAAGCATTAACAGAAGTATTAACTAATAATCCATAAGAATTAAAGAATACAAATTGTTGGCGAATATAAGGAAGAATACTAACGTCTTGAATGTAACCAGAGGTTTCAACATAACTTGAATTAAGTTTATCATAATAACCTAAAACAGTTTGTTGTTGTTCTTGAATATAATTTGTTACTTGATTGGTAAACCAGTTTCTACCAGAACCAATTGTAGCAACTGTTGTTGTTGCAACAGTAGTTTTCCAATCCCCTACCTGTAACACATTAACTTGGTCGCTTGCACGATATACTTGTAAATTAGGATCAACAATTAATAAATCAGGAGATTTTTGTGTATCAACCCAATTGTCCATTGGAGGACTTAAAGTTGTTATACCTTCTTTGAGTGATACAGCAAAAGGATTCAAATTGACTGTACGAGAGGCAATTGGCTGTGTAACAACATTCGATGTTGTGTATGGTAATGTATAGAAATTAGAAGCACCAGATTTAGAAATTTTATAATTTAAATTATTGGCACTTGTTGAATCTATCTGGCCCATGTTATACACAAGTGATAATGATTGTAATGGAAAGTTAGAAACATTCTGTGATGCTGTCATCTGTTTTGTTCTACGATTAACAGTAACCAGATAATCATTGTTGTTTGTATCTGATGTTGAGTAACCAGAGAAGTCATCAACTAAAATACCATTTTTGAAACGATTTAAACCATTGGTGTCTGGAATCTGTAATGAAGCTGCATTTTTTTCTAAAAAATTGAGAGCTGTATAATATTCAAGATTGTTTACTCTGCTTTCTAATCCTGTAATATCACTCATTAACCAACGTTTGTGTTTTACTTTTTCAATAGAAAGATTAGGTAATATTCCAGTAGTTACTTCACTTGGAATATAAGATGTGTATGGATCGTGGAATAGATTTGCAACAACCAATGCACCATCTGGTTCTGCCGGCAGTAAAGGATTATCAGAAGGTGTTCCTTGAATAATTTCAAATGCACGATCTTTACTCAATATTAATTTATCGTAACGACCCAAATAATTAGTATAATCAGAAACAAATGTACTTAAATCGACAGGCATATAGGCACCAGCAGCACCAGAGCCAGAACCACTAGTTCTAATTGTAAAGTTTGCTTGAGCATTAATAAGTGCTGGTCTAAAATCTAAAGCATCTCGTAGTTGATATGTTGTGCCTGAAGTACTTGTGTAACTTGGTATCTCTGCATAATTTTCTGGTAAAGAAGAAACTGGAGACAAATATGAACCAACAGAATAATAACCATCACCACCAGTTGTTTCATAATAATCTAACAACACCAACATATTACCTTGTATTGGTGTTTGACCAATTTTTAAAGTAAGTGTTGCAAAATCATAATATGAATCTCTTTGGCCGTTATCAAACAAGAAACGGTTTGTAACATCAAAAGAAGGATTCGTCAACATTGCATCTGTGGGCACAGTTGCCGGCGCACCAGTATCAATAATTTTACGAATTCGTTTTACATCAGTAATATATAATTTTTGTGGTTGTCCCGCAGAAACTAAACCAGAATTTTGTACATATACCTGTCCATTCGTCAAATCAACTTTGGTATAAGTTGCAACACTTGTACCGGTATAATTTACGTTTGCTGTATTTGCCGTTTTGAGATTTTTGGCTTTTAACACATAACTGGTATCATTACCATTTCGTACATATGCTTTGGCAATAATGGTGGCCGTAAACGCACCTAGGTCGCTTGTTGGAGTTGTGAAGGTCGCAGTTGATCCGCTACCCGAAATCGTCACGGTGCGACTTCCTGTCGTCCAAGGCAAGCATTGGCCGGCTCTCAGACCACTGGATTGTGGATTGGTAACGATAATTTGGAAGTTTTGAGTAATGGAATCTGCTGAAAGTGTTCCGTTACCAAATGGAAAAGACAAAGTGGCAACTGGTGCGGCACCAAATGTTAAAGCGGCAGAAATATTACCACCAGAAACAGTAAATGCCACATTTCTAAACACTTGAACGGTGTTATATGAAGTGTCTGTTACTGTGCTTACATACCGGTTACCTAAATTAAATAACAATTCAGGATTATTTTGATTTTGTAATATTGTATCACCTGTGGAAATATTACCATATTTACTTGTATTGTCAATTGCAGCATTAGCAGAAATTGTATATGGCGTACCGGAGGTTGATTGAATTATTGATTCATAATCAGTAACATCAAAACGTAATGTAAATACTGATGTCGTATCTGGTGCAACAGTAAATGGCCGGTCAACAAAGGCAACTCTTGTTGCTCCACCTGGAACATAAGATGTAATTGTTCTAAAATCACCAGCAGATGTGCCTCGGTCAATACTAATTGTTACGTTATAATAAGCATTGGCATTGGCAGAAAATTGTGCTGTACTTGGTATTGTAATAAATGTATTATTGGCGGAACTGGCTGATGCATTTGCTGATAACGCTTGATTCTGTAATCCAAACACATATGCTTTATAAATGTAAGCATCACCATTAGAAGTATTTGATGTGCTAGAAAATATTAAATTTCGAATGTAACCTGTACCCGCTAATGTTGAGTTATATGTAGTTACGTTTGCTGTATTAACATTTGCTTTAACTACACTATGAAAATCAACTGCCGGTAATGTGGATACATCAAACACACCATTGGCAGAATTAACATAAAAATAATTGCCATAATCAATATATGTTGGATTGTTATTTGCAGCTGATGTTGTTCTTGCACGGTCATTTGTTAGAGTTACATCACTTTGAGTTTCTAAACGATAACCACGAACATAGGAAATACCTTTTGATATACCTAAATTATATTTTGCAGAGTTAATTGTATTTGCTTTAGGTGTTAATGTGTAGTCTTTGACAATAAAATCACCATTCGTATCACTGGTGCGTTTGGCAAAATAATCATCAATAACAGAATAAACAGTATCATTAACTTGCTTAAGTATTGAACCGTTTTCTAAACGAACCAATTCAATAAAGTCATCATCATTACCCAAATCTAATGGACGTGTTTCTAGTGATAATGTAATTTTATATCGGTCGGCACCAGGTGCCTGATAGTTGGAAGCATTTAACGCTGGATCCAATAAACTAGAATCGTCTGTATAATTGTAAATACTTTCAGTTGCATTTAAACCAACACGTAATGATGGTGTTGAACTATATTTTTCTAAAGGAATAGTTGTTTCTGATACAGTAACAAAGTTACCTTTGACATAGAAAATACCATCAGAAATAGAAACAACAGAGCTTAAACCTGTTGCAAGATTTGTAACTGTTTCTGTTATTAATGTTGCTGTGTAGTTTGAATCTACAAGATAAATTGTATCACCACTTACAAAACGAGAACCAGTAATGTATGTAACAATTAAAGTAGGTGGATCACCGGCAGCACCGGAACTAGTTGTTGTTGCTTCAGCTGCATAAACTACTTTAGCAACAACACTTGAATCTGCATTTGTAATTGTTCCGTCAGCAAAATCTTCAGCAGAAATTGTTGTTGAACCTACAGTAGTGTTTAATTTTAGATAATATACATTTTGGTTTACTGTGACTTTACCACCAGAGATTGGTGTGTTTTGAGCAAAAATAGCATCAGCAAAACTAGTAATTTGATTTTGAAGAATAGTTTGTGATTGAGTTAATTCACGAGCTTGTACGGCAAATCCAGGTTTAAATAATATTCTGTGATAATTTTTAGCCGCATCAAAATTATCATAATAAGGATCTACGTTAAAGTCGCCGGTAAAATTGGTTGCCATTTTTTCTTTCCAAAATTAAAATCTTAACACTAAACGGAATTGTTCTGTGCCATCAGGACTTCTTTGAATTGCCGTTCTATTTTCTATATATGTCATGTATCCAGAGTATGAAATAAATTCTGAATCGGATGTGGCCAATAACGTTCTAACAGCTACACTTACAGAACCACTCGCATCTTGAATAAGAGCATCGTTTATAGTTGGTGTTCCACTTGTATTTATGACCCTCAAAAGATTGTTTGTGGCATCAAAACTAACAACTTGAGCTGTAAATGGTGCTGAGGCTAAACTTGGTCCTTGATAAATTGTTTGACCACTAACAAATGAACCTGTTCCAGGAGAAACAGTAAACTGTTTTGTGGTGTCAAAAATATCTTCAAAAGTATAATAAGGTGTACTTTGTTGTGATGATGGATCCAATATTAAACCTATTTGATAATAGGTAATGTCTGTTGGAATAGTTCCGTTCTCATCTTCAATAAATTCTACAGTTATCATCACATTGTTACAGCCTAAGTCCGAAATTGGATCAAGTCCGTGGCCACCAACAGGAGAAACAGGAGTTATTGCAACGGCCGTTACGTTTGCTGCCGGATAACCTGCAGCTGGCGTTATAACTGTGTTTGCGTAAGTATAACCTGAACCAACACTTGTCATTACCATATCAGTCAAATAACCTGCTGCATTAATAACTGGAGAACCGTTTGCACCAGTTCCATCGCCAGTTATAACAACATCTACTCCACCAGATTGATATCCTTGGCCAACTGTTGTAATGTTAATC